CATCAATCTTCATAATTGCATCTTCTGGAAGAACGATTGTGTTGTTGTCACCTGTAGAAAGTGACCAACCACTAGAAGGAACTGCACAAAGTTCACCGTAACCAGTACCATAGAGAGCAGCAGCCAAAGTCTTACGGAATGACTCAGAAGCGGCAAACATCTTAGCACCACCAACACGCATATAAGCGCCGGCATTAGATCTTGAAGCAGCAACTTCTTTAGCGTTCATAGAATAAACGCTGAAAAGCTGTCCTGGTGTTACGCAGAACTCTGCAGTCTGTGCTACAGTTGCAGCCTGGTTCTTTGCAGCAGTGAAGTCACCACCAGCGGCACCACCACGAGAATACATAGCAGCAAAGCGCTGCTCCTTACCTTCAACTCTTTCCTTGTTGATTTTCTTCAAAAGTGGAGAGTTTCTGAAAAGAAGGTTCTGAATACCTTCTTTCTTGTAATAAACTTTAAGCATTGAGAGAATGCTTGCATTAGCTGAAATAGCCATAATTATTACTCCTTTTCAAAAAGAATTACTTGAGAGCTTTCTCAAGTTCCTCTTCATACTTTGCAATTTCCTCAGGATCATCTTCTTCTTCGTCTTCACCGAAGTCGAGTTCACCCTGTTTACCTTCTTCTGTAGGCTCAGTTCCTTCTTCTGTTGTTTCTTCTGTTTCAGAAGCTACAACTTCGCCGTCTGCCTTGATTTCTGTGTCCCCGTTTTCATCCTGGGTAATTTCAACCTTAGCGTCTGGCTCAAGTCCTAATGACTCCTTAATAGAGTCAATCTGCTCTTCAACTGTTTCAATTAAGCCATCAACGTAAACGTCTGTTTCTGGGCGTGGTTCCGGGATTTTCTCGTATTCATCAAAAGCAGTTCTTGCCATTGAGAAGTCAGGGTTACCCTCTGCCGCACCTAAAACTTTGTCGAATGCGCCGAGTTTTTCGCCGTACTTCTCATTGAAGTCGTTGAAACGTCTTTCCTTGTCATCCGCTTCCAAAGCAAGGCGAGCCGGTTCCAAAATCTCGTCAAAAATCATTGACTCAAGTTTGTTGATGCGTTCTTCCTGTGCCTGGTTAGCCTTAACAAGTTCGTCACAACGATTGAGAAGCAGGTCTATTGCTTCCTTGTAACTGTTGAGAATGTCATAGATTTCGTTTTCCATAACAACTCCTTATTTCATTAGTAAACTTAGTGTCTACTTTTTTATACACTTAATTACATAGCCGGTGGAGCATTCCACTGTCCAGCGGCGGCCATTCCGTCTGGTGTTGCCATATCCATATCAGCGCCCGCCATATCACCCATAGGGGCTTGTGGCACCTGAGTCATGTTTGCTTCCTGAGTGAGAATGTTTGTCATAGCCGGTGGAAGTCCTTCCTCTGTTTCTCCACCGTCAAGGGCGGTTTCTTTCTGTTCAAGAACCTGATCTGCCTGCCAGTCTGCCTCTTTGAGTTCTACGCTTTCATAGAGCTTTGTAAGTTTTGCAATGTCTTCTAGGTTGTCGTTGTGTTCAGAAGCGGCAGCCTTCAAAGATAACTGTGTGTTAATGATTTCTTCCTTAAGCATTGTGAAAGGAATATAGTCGGGAACTTCAAACACGTTCTTTTCAATACAGTCATTGATACAAGTCAAAACCGCATTAATGGCATTGTTTGAAAGTGAATAACCGCTCTGAATGTCCGGTAATTCCATAAACTGAGCAATTCTTGTCTGCGGTATAATTCCGGTCTGAGCGAGCATCTGTAACTGTTGGAGTTTTGTTGAAGGGTCTTTACTGAGAGAGTCTGCAGCAGAGAACTGCACAACCATCTTGTTTGACTCTTCTACAATGTCTTTCCACTTGATAGAAAGGCGCTGATTGTCTTCTGGAAGGATTGTGTCTTCTTCCGGAAATACCTCAATACAAGTTTTTGCAATATCAACATACGCCCGGATAACCTGATTAAGCTGTGTTTCAAATCTGTCACTTTCAATGTTCTCCATTGTTGAAAGGGCAACACCAGAGTTTAAGCCCGTTGGTTTTGTACTCATTGCAGAAAGCTGAGAGATACCAACAAGCTCGTAAGCGCTCTGTTTAAGTTCTTTAATAAGCTGCATATACTGAGAGTCAATAAAGGCTGGTGTTGCAACTGTTACAGGAGAGCCGGTCATGTTAGGGGTAGCCGTATATTCAAGTATCTGTCCGACTCTGTTATTAAGCTGAGAAGTCTTTACGCTTGAGCCTTTAGGTACACAGAATGTCAAAGCAGGGTTTAACTGGCTTGCATCCTTAATCTTCATCATCAAGTTATCAATTTCCAACTGAATGGAATTGAGCATATCAACGATTGACTGTGAAGTGTCTCCAACGATAGGAGAGCAATAGTGCAGGAAAACGAAAGGAAGTTTTGAAGGCTTGTAGTCTGTTTTTCTGATAACTACACCGTCAATGATTTCTGCCTTGATGTGGTTGAAGGTGTCATAATAAACACCATAAGTACAGTAATCGTTGTTCTGTATCTGTGCCTTGTTTACAAGCTCGTCTTCCAGTAACGTTGTAGGATAGTCTTTGCGCTCATAATAAACGCGGGTAAGTTTTCCATAAGTCACTTCTGCAGGCCTTACAAAGACTTGCCAAGGGAGTGCTTTCTCTATGTTCTTTGACACCTCGTTGATATAGATAACACCCTTTTCAAAAATACAAGAGTCGTGGAAAGTTTCACTAACTTTCTTGTTTACGTTCTGTGAGTCGTAGTAAAGGTCAAAGAATGCCTGAGCCTGCTTTACTGTCTGAATGTCCTTGAATGTTCCGTTCTGGGTATTAAAGAACGGTCTAACTTTTGACTGAGCAATCTTTGAGGTGAGCGTATCAATACAAGACTTAATAACGTTCATCTGTGGTGTTGCGGTTGTATCTTCTTCGATTTCTGCGGGTTGTTCATAGTAACCAACTACAGAAGGGTCTTTGATGTTGTTGAGACTTGCAAAAGGTGTGTAGTTGTATCTGCGGTAGTTTCTGTGATATTTAGCAAGTCTGTTAGAAGAAAATGCCTTTAATGAACTTACGGCACTTGTTATATCTTTGTCTGTTACTTTTCTCATTGTGCGTTTGCTCCCCATCCGTTTGGATTGTTCATAGCGGGCATTGGCTGCTGTCCGCCCTGAGTAGGTAAATTAAGAGCATTGTTTACAGTGGACTGCATACTCATTCCGGTTTTGACTTTCTGCTTTTGTTTCTGTCGCATTTTTTCCAAATCGACATTTAAATTAATCTGCATATAAACCTCTTGGTTTATTAGTAGTGTCTAATTTTTTATACAGTTGATTTTATGAGGATAGGGTTTATAATTTCCTTGCTAATATATGTGAGGTGTTAGTTATGAAAAGAAAGATTATTTTTATTCTTTTATTTTTTATTGCAACTTCATTATGTTCTGGATATACAGTTAATGAGCTTTACAGAAAAATAAATAATTATGAAAACAGGCATTTATTTTTATATGAAGCCTTTGACGAGGAAAGCAAAGATTTTATTTTTTATGAATTAGAAACGAACGAAACAAAGAAAGGTGTAAAAACAATATACAGGCTGAGAAGCGCTGACTTAGAAAAATTAAAAAGATTTATAATATATTTGCAAAAGAATTATGATGACAAAAAATATAGTGAAACAATTCTTGACTATGCAGAGAATAATAAAGATTTAGTTTTTTTATGGGATAGAGTAGAACTAGACCAGAGTGTAAATACAGAAATATTTTGTTATAAACTTGAATAAAAAAAGCGGCCTTTTGAGCCGCCTTTTTGTTATTTCTTTCTGTTCTTTTTGTCTACTGCCTTAAGAATAGTCTTGTTATCCAGTTTCTTTTTGTCTACTGCTTTTAGCATATTACCATCAGCACCAAACTTGATAGCCTTTGTCTTAAGAGCTTCATACTTCTCTTCGTAAACAGAAGGGCTTAACTCTCCATTGTTAGCCTTCGTATTAAGCTCTTCAAACTCTGTAGTAATATCTCCTATTACTTCTTTGTTTGCCTTGCTCAATGCACTGTCTGAATTGCCTGAGAAGAATGTACCAACAGAACCAGGATGTTTCTTTGACTCTGTATACATAGGGTCATAATACTGTTTGAAAGTTGCAGCATCAATTTCACCGTCTTTATAACGCTTAATAAGGTCATCATAAACGGCTTTTATCTTTTTACCAGCGTTCGGATCAGCGAAGTCAAAGCTGATTGTTTCACCGCCTATAGTCTGATAGTCTTTGATGTTTCCGGCAAGGTTTGTCTGATTTCCGTTACTGTTTGTACCGCCACCAATTCCGGCTGTTGCATTTGTTCCCAGGAATGACAAAACAGTATCTTTCATACTTCCGTCTTTCATTCCGTTTAGAATGTCTGGGTATTTTTCAGCAAGTTTTGCAATACCAATAGCAACAACCTTGTCTTTATCCATCTTGCCTTCATAAGCAGCACCAGCAATAAAGTCTGCAAGTTCTGAAATATCCATGTTGCCGATAAAGTCACCAATTTTCTTTGTAACTTCCATAGCATAAAGTTTCTGATTTTCATTCATGGTATTCCACATGGTATTCATATTCTGATTTCTTGTGAGCTGTTCAACTGCGTGTCTTGCTTCCTGTTCTGACATTGTTTCTTTAGATGCAAGTGCAATAGCGTTGTCTGTTTCTGCCTTGTATTTCTTCCATCTGTTTTCAAGTCCCTGTTCAAGGTTTGTGCGGTTATACTTCTGTATATCGCTTTCCTGCATAGCACCGCCTTTAATTGCAGCAGAAGCATTCTGTAAAGCAGTTCCTACACCGTTAATCATAAAGTGTGCAAGTCTTAATTTTGCATCACTAGATTTAGGGTCTCCAAACTCGCCATTGTGATAGCGTTTAAACATAAACGTTGGAAGCTGAGCAACAAGTTTGTCATCAATGTTCTTGTATGCGTCACTCATTTTTGTAGTAGTATCATACAATGACTTATAGTTATAATCTGAACGGTCTACAATTTTATTGAGTTCTGTAACTTCTGCATTTTCAGAGCGTTTTTTCTGATCATTGATATATTTTGCATCACCTTTAGAAAGAGCCGGAGCGGTAAGTTTTTCTGCTTTAGGTTCTGTCTCTGTTTCGTCTTCTACAAAGACTTCTTCTACAGGTTTTTCTTCTGTCTTTGGAGCTTCTTCCTTTGGCGCGGCATATTTTTTGTAGTAATTGTCAAACTCTCCAATCTTCATTGACTTCTGCCATTTAGGAGAAAGTGAGTTACGGATTTCATCAGAAGTCTTTCCCTCACCAATTCCAATTTTTACAAGTTCATCAAGTGAGCTTTCCTTTCTATCAAAGTTTTCGTCTGTGTTGTATTCATCAAAAGTCATTTTATACCACCTTAATACCAAGTACCTTTTCAATAATTAAGATACGTTTACAGATTTCTGAAATAATAGCAGTATTTGCCATTGTCAATTCTTTTGTATCTACCTGTAAATAGTCAGAAATAGGGTCTCTGCTTACAGCGCTTGAAGTCAATGGATTTTCTGCAAGTTCCTGAGCTTTCACTCCATAGTGAGGGTCATTATCTACACCTTTATCCTCACCACCTGGAATGTCATGCGCTTTATCGTTATAAGTGAACTCAATAGCGTTAATCTTTGCAAAGGCTTTAATTGCATCCTCATTGTCTCCAAAGATACGCTTTAATCTTTCGTCACTTGCAGCATCTGCCGCGTCTGCCATATCGCCCATGTCTCCCATATCTCCGGCGCCTTCTGCACCGCCCATATTTCCCATAATACCTTGAAACATATTAGCCATTTTTCCCATTCCACCCATGCCACCACCAGACTTATTTGATGCTTTCATAGGGTCAAGTTCAAGGTTCTTGAGCATTCCTTTGAGCTTTCCACCTTCCTTTTCTTCCTTGAGTTCTTCGTCACTAAATGACATCTCAGCACCTTCTGAAATATCACTTGTATCTACATCACTTTCCGGCGCTTCTACTGTAGTGTCGTTGTTTTCTCCCATTTCCATCATTGGGTTACTATTTCCGCCACCACCAAGCATACTACCGATTTTATCAGAAGGCGCGTTATTCTTAGAACCTGCAAACATATTATCTTCACTGTTAATTGCACCGGCTCCATTCTTAAATCTTCCGCCAGCTTCTTTAAGTATAAGTCTAACCATGCTCATAGTTTTATTTCTCCTGTTTTACAAACTTTAATGATTGTATTTTTGAAGGTGACTTTAAAACAACCTTCTTTGAACATTCGCGGTAATGCTTTAATTTTTCGTCAGAGAACGCACCTAAAATGCTTCCACCAATTCCTAAAGCATTTCCTACATTTCCCCATCCCTGGTTGTAGTTCTGCTGGTCGATAGACTGAGCCTGTGACACCTGATTACCAATTCCGCTAACATTTGCGCCCATGAGTGAAGCAAGTAAAGACTGCTGATACTGGTTATTAGCGTTCTGCATATTTGCATACTGACTAGCGTTATTGTTCTGCATATTTGCGCCATACTGATTATTGGCATTAGCCATATTCATCATGTTACCCATGTTCTGATTGTTCATGTTAGCTGCGTACTGCTGGTTAGCATTAGCCGCGTTCTGCTGAGCATTAATATTTGAGTTCAAGCGGTTAGCGTTGTTTTCAAAAGCACTGTTATAGTTTCCTAACTGTGCATTCTGATTACTAGCCGCATTTCCGAGCTGTGTATTATATGCGTTACCATAAGCGTTCTGGAAAGCGTTTGCATTCTGCTGACTTCCCATCATGGCCGCCTGTGCCTTGTTCATTCCGGCTGTTCTCGCTGCTGTTGTGGCTGCGCTCTGCGCTCCGGCTGCTGCTTCTCTTGCCTGTTGTGCCGCGTACTGTCTAGCCTGTGCATTCTGTGCCGTGTTCATTCTAGCGCCCTGATTTATTGCGCTGTTTGTTGAGTCTCCTACCTGAGACTGTGCGCCACTTCTTCCGGCACTGTTTACCGCGTTATTAATATTCTGTGCGTTGCCTAAGCCCTGATTAAGCGCATTAGCATTCAAGGAATTGCCCTGAGTCATTCCAGAACCTAAAGACTGACCGGCCATTTGAGAACCAAGGTTTGCACCCTGATTGTAAGCCTGGTTAGTCAGTCTGTTACCATAAGCACTACCAAGACCTATACTATTTCCGGTCTGTACCTGTCCGGCTTCGTTTCCGACTCTCTGGGCGCGGAGCGTTTCTTGAGTTCCGTTGTTCCGGTCAGTTCCTGTTCTGTCTCTTATTGTATCATATCCAGCAGTACCGGTGTATTTACCCAGCGCTTCTTCATAGGCTTTCTGTGCCTGGTCTACGCTTTCGGATGATTTTTTAGCCATATTCTTAAACCTCTTATTTCATTAGTTATAAACATTACCCATTCTTGGGAACTGGAAAGCATCACTTCCAAGAGTTTCAAGGAATGTCTGCTCTGCCATTTCAAGCTGACTAGACAGTAATGAAACATCTGCGCCCTGTTTACTCTTGAACATAATCGCAAGAATAAAGCTGATTATCTGGAAGTAAAGGGAACTAGGATAATTAAGCGGTGTGTCTTCGCAGTAAGGGCATACATAGAAAGTACCGAACTTTTTAGTACAGTAGCCATAGCCTGTTCTTTCATCAATTCCGATAAATCCGACATTCAAGCCGGTTGAACCTTCGATAATTTTTACCTTGTCATTTTCGATAACAAAGAAGCCTGTATTACCAAGACAGAATACTTTACCCTCTGAGTAAATCATGTGACTAGGAGCGCCTGTATTAAGGTCTGTATCATTGTGATAGAGTTCTCCGTCTGAAATGTAGTAGAAGTCCTCAAGGTTATCATCCGAGATAAAGAAGGTGCCGTCTGTGTAGTCTGTTGCTTTCAGTTCGCTTGTTGTTATCGCACCGTTTCCGACATGGAAATATTTAATTATTCCGGTTGAGTCTACAAGGAACTCTTTGCCGCTTTCTGTTACAAGTGGTGCATAGTCTGTAACTGTCGCAGAATAACCGCTCATAATGTCATAGATTTTCATGTCATTTTCAGTAATGACAAATACAAAGTTTTCTGTGATATATGCTTTTACAATGCTGTCGTGTGCAATCTGCATGAAGTCCTTTGCGGTCTTGATACCGTCAAGGTCAATTATTGAAAGTGTCTCGTTCTGCTCTGAGTCTTCATCAAGATACAGGAAAGTATGTTTGTGACAGTCAATGTATGTTTTTTCCGTATCAAGTGAGATTGCAACGTCATGCGGTTTGAAGTAGAGCTTTTCCGGTTTAGGGAAGTATTCAACAAGAACATCGTTAGGATTTCCAAACAGATAGAGTTTTCCGTTGCGGAGTTCATAAGACAAATGGTGTATACCGTTATTATCTGCCCTTCTGTTGATTGTCTGTAAGTTGCCGTTATTCCAGAGCCACACGCCTTTAAGCTGCCAGAAGTCTTCTGGTAACTCTTCCTCTTCCTTTGTTTTGAATGACTTTACAAAAGAGTTATCACCCATAGAAATAAGTTTTTCATAGAGTGAAACATTACTCTCATTTATGCAGCTTATCGCTTCATTCCATGATATAAAGTCAGAGCCTTCCAGGTCTGCAAGCTGTTTAGCCCTCTTAAATAAATCACTTGTTTTCATGTTGAACATATAATTTTCTCCTTACCATTCTGCATTATTAGAAGTTCTCTGAGGTGCATTGATAGCACCCTTTGACACCTTGTCTACAAGTATTGCATCTGCCTGACTTCCTACGCTCAATGAAGCAATCTTGAAAGGTGAATTAATCTTAAATGAAATACCAAGCCCTCTCTGTTCTTTAGGCTGGTATCTGAGATAGATAGTGTTTGTTTCCTTGTCCCAGTCGCTTTCCTTAATTCTGAAAATTGTCTTTTCAGTCATGCGGCCTTGTAAAGATATTGTTGTAGCAGAAACTTCAAGGTCTCCTTCCTCATGTTCCTCACTGAATATGCGGAAGTAAAGACAGTCGTTTATAGTTACCGTCTGGTTATTCATTCCGTAGAAACAAGTCTCAAGCTGTATGTTTTCTTTTGTGTAATCGTCTGTCGTTTCTTCCTTGTAGTATTTTACATACTTGAAAGTGCCTTCATTGTCTGTAAGAATTACACCGTTATTGAGAAGGTACATATCTTTACACTGTGGGAAGTCTATCTGATAAATACCAAAGAGCGAGTAAACGATAACGCCTATATCTGTGATCAAGAAAATAGACTGTGTTGCAGGGTTATACTTGTAGTTTCTTACTTCGCTTATCTTGTCTACAAACTGTTTAGCGTTCAGAATGTTTGCACCTGTGAAAGAATATAAACATCTGTTAGTCTTTGAGAAGAACAGAGCTTCATAAGGTGTGTTTCCTACAAACTGTAAGCCCTCTACACTAACAACAAAATCACCTCTGTTTGCAATTTCATTGACAATAGAGAAGTTATAAATCTGATTATCAAGAATACCGTATAACTGTCCCTGAATTGTGAAGAAGTCCTGCAGCCCTTCAATGGCGGTAGACAAAAAGTATGACATAACCGCTTTATTGTCGTATGTCATAAGTTTGTATGCAGTACCGCCCTCTGAAATGAAAACAAGGTTTCCATATTGCCCCTTCTGGATAGCAAACAAAGAAGGTGAATACTGAACGTTTCCGTCTGTGTTTGAAGGAAAAGGTAAACCGGATTTACTTTCAATTATAATAAAGTTTTTAGAAACCAGATCTTGAGAATATCTATAATCAACGTTTGTACCATTGTTATTATTTAAGTAGATGTTTGCTAAAATATAGTTATTTATATCATTTGCAGTATTTTCTACACTGTTTATGTTTATACTCATACGGCCATTAACCAAAACAGGATTTATAATAATACTTGCATTATTTTTCAACTCATATTCATTAATTGCTGTTGCAACGTAATAAACATCTGAAGAGGTGTTATTAAAATCAATGTAAGGTCTTCTGTTATTCCAAGCCGGAGCAAAGAGAAGTTTCTTATTATCCTTAATTTCTACAGAGTTTAAGATAGTATTAGCATTAATAATAACCTGATTATTAATCAGTTTAAGCCATGGAGTAGATTTTATAAGTTTATGCCATTTACCTGTATTAATATTTTTCCAGATATAAACATATTTATTGTCTCTCCAATCCTCTGTATTATCACCAAAAAAGATGTAGTCTAAATCAACAGTATTCCACTCAGAAACAAGCTGCATACCACCAGGGAGAGACAAACCGGAAGCAAGTCTGTTATTTATGAGTACACAACCATTAAGAATACTTCCTAAATTAGATTGTACTTTATATTCAAAAGTGTCCGCATTTTCATCAACATAAGCAAAAGCTGTTACATCATCATCAATTGTGTAACATCTGCCATTGTTCGCTTCTTTCAAGGCTGAAAGTATTCCCCAAGGTCTTACAATGTCATATCTACCACTTGCCTGAATGAGAGTATGAGCAATATGTTGAGTTGCATTATCAATTAATATTTTTTTATTTGTTAAATCTATGGTATATGAACTTTTTACCGTATTATAACCAAGATAAGGCGCCACATTTTGTCCGCTATTACAAACAACAGCTTCTTTGTCAGAAAATCTAAAATTGATTAACTGGTTCACATAAGATAATGAACCGTCTGCGGCAGCTATATCAAGATAACTTACAAAAGAAATGGCAGAACCATTAAAACTCAATTCAAAATTATTTTTATGAGTTGAACTAGAAGTAGTAGCACAATTTATAATAACAATTCTAAAATCATCATAAGTAGTACCTTGAGTTCTTACAACGAAAGACTGATTTGCAAATCTCTGATCTCCAATAGTAAGTTGATAAAAATAGTCATTACCAAACTTTATTGTATATACATCTGCAAGAGTGCCTTCTTCTGTTTTTTCATAAATACTTAAATAAGCAAATATATCAAATTGAGAGTTAAAAATTTTATTAAATAAAATACCAACAACTTCGTACTCAACACCAGATACAACAACCTTTTTAATTCTGAACTCTATCTGAACATATTTATTAATGTTTACAGTGTCACCATAAGGGCTAAGAAAGTCATGGTCTACTTTTCCAGAGTGATAATAATATTTACCGTCTTTAATATAAATATAGGTTTCTTCGTCATAAATATAAACGGTAGACGCTGGGAAAATATCAGCTCCAAGGTCTACCACATCAAAGAAGTCAGCATCTGAGGTGTCAATTAATTTCTCATCATTCTTAAACAGCCCCTCTGTAGTTACCCTGTAAACATCACCATCAGGAGCAATATAGGTATTCTTGGAAGTAGCACCTTCCATTGTCTCGTCTTTGGTAAAAAGGTTACTCAAACACCCACCTACAAAAGGGGAGTTGTTTTTGTTAAATCCACTGTATTGTTTGATTTCTGCATCATACTTGTTTAAGTTTAATTCTGCACCCTGTAACTGTACAGGGTAAATATTGCTTCTAGAGTTAGCCATTGTATACCTCTAGTTATTAGTTACACTTGCTATAATCTGCATTCTGTCACCTCGGAGGCGGTGTATACGGCTTTAAGAGATGAAGCATTAAGATATAAGGATATAGAATTATCATTACAGTCTTTATCTTGGACACACTATATGGTTATTGGTATATATATTATTAAGACTGATATTCAACTTGTACCCAATCAAACCAGGTAACATCTACTCTCACTCTTCTCCACCTTCTACCAACAACCCAAGAACCGTTGTAATAAATCTGTGAGCAATATTGAATAATTCTTCTTGAAGAAGCAGTTAAAAAGATTGTTTCAAGATATAAGAATATGTTACCGCCTAAACTGCTATAGTCTGTTACAGGCGGATAGTTTGTGAAGTCAGAAGGAGCACCTTCCCCTATGTGGTAAGTTATCTGTCTGTTTCCCTCAAGGTTTATAACGTCATTTGCATTTGTCGGTAATCCATCAAAAGGAAACTGTCTACCCATTGTAACGATTGAAACTGCATTTGAGGTAACAGCGTGCATATTACCGCTAGCAACAGTGTCTACAGGCATTGCGTTACTGTTCGCTACTGCGTTACTTGTTACAGCAGACATATTGCCAGACTGAACTACATCAACAATATCACTTTTCTTTACTGTGTCGTTTTCCAGTGTGGCTATGCGGTTATTAACTTCATCAAGTATCTGTAATGCTTCACTAATCAACCCTTCAAGAGTTCCGGCTTCTTTCTTGAGCGCTACAAGGCTTGTGTTAATTTCCTGTCGCATCTGCACTTCTGGAGAAGTGTTCCCTCTGTTCATGCTGAAATTTACGCCAGGCACATTACTGATTAAAGGTATTGAGTTCATTCTACTACCTCATAATTTCCGTTAATTAAGTCGTGTGTCTCGCTCTTGTGGTATGTCTTCAAGAGTAAAACAGTACCGTCAGTAAGTCTCACCTCAATTCTAAGGTCTGGGTTTTCATTGGTCTTCTGGATAAGCTGCTCAAGAAGGTGGAAGTCTGATTTTCTGCTCAAAAGTTTCTTCTTGAGTTTCTCTTCTGCCTTCTTTTCTTTGTAGAATTGTCTTGCTTCTCTAAATGCGCCCATTGTTCAAAACCCCCTTCATAGAGCCTTTGCGCATTCCCTCGGCATAAGGTTCACGCATATTCTTGTAATGTTTCTTAATCTGTCTGTTGTTTCCTAAATAGCCTTGGTGAGCGTGTGTTCCATGGAGCTGATAGTTTACGCTGTACTGGTCGTGTATGTTATTCATAAAATATTCACCCTTGGAAGGTGCTGCCATCATTTCCTCTATCTTTTCTTTAGGTACACGAGGATACCAGTATTTTTTGTTAGATCCCTGGAAGGTTACCCATAACTCTTTTGTCTTTGGGTCATACTTCATTTTCTTAATGGCGGTACTTGGTACATCCTGGGTGTACATCTGTTCAGACTGTGCCTGAGCGGTGACAAGTTTCTCCTGCCCCTTGGTAAGCTTCTTACGGCCCAACTGTGCGGCAGCTTCCTTGATTTTCTCTGCAATCTTCTTGTTGCGCTCTTCGTCTATTTCGCCCTGTCTGAAAAAGCCAATAGGTGAGAGCGTGTCTTTTTCTTCCCTTGTTTCAGGTTTGAACTTCTCAAGCGCCTTGCCTGTAATGTTTGGAAGGTAAGTATAGCGCTCTGACTTTGGAGCCTTGATTGTGATTTTCTTTCCAGCGTTGAGAGCTTCATCAATCTTAGACTGCTGGTCTATATTCTGTGGTGAAGTGTTGTTAAACTTTGTCTTCAACTTGTCAAAGATATTACCCATTACGTTAGCCATATTATACCGCCTTTTCCTCTATCTTTTCTGTAAGAGGATATATTTTCCCTTTTCTTAAAGTTCTTGAAAAATAACCGTCTTCTCTAAGTGGTAAAATGTCTTTCTTGCCTTCTTCAACCTCAATATAAGGGCAGATTAAAGCATTAAATTCAGACTGAACGAATGCAGCATACTCAAGCGGAAACATAGGCACTTCAAACAGTTCACACACCTTCTTGATATACTCAGGGTCTGAAAAGTCAAAGTCTAAACCATGCCTTAAGTAATGCTTCCACTTCTTACGGATTGCCAGTACATCCGGTTTATCGTTGCTCAAGATGTAGCTTGTAACAACAATAGAACCTGGAAAGCTTGTGTACATTTCCGGTGGAAAGATAAAAGCATTTTCTGCAACGTTCTTTTTTATTTTTCTTATTCCCATATCTTTAATACCTCGTAAACATTAGTTAAATAAAAAGAGCGCTTACTGCATGGGAGTACAATAAGCGCTCAATGGAGATGGTTTCTGACAGAAAATATGTCATAACCATTAGTATTTTATCTTTGCCAGCAAGTCCCATGTTTTCTATCTGGGTGCCGCCACTTATAAAGTTTTCTGTTGTAGAAGTCTTTTGCATCTTCTGAGAAGTCATAATAGATTTTGCCGTTTATGATTTTCTTGTATTGTTTTAAGTCCCAGCACCAAAACATCATTTCTCTTAAAGTGTGAGCAGTAATTCCTAAATATTTTGTAAGCTCTTTTTGTGAAATAAGGTTATCCGGAACAGGATTGTTTTTTACAGGTTTTATTGAGTGCAGAAGGTCTATGATAGTTTCATCATAAACAATACAATCTTTGTTGTTTGCAATTACTGAATAACTTTTAATGTTGTTTTGTTCACTTATTTTTCTAACAGTTTTCCACCAACAACTACAAACTTTTGTAACTTCATACTCACTTACTAAGTGCTGCTTTTCTCGTAAATCCTTAAAAGAATTATACTCTTTGTCATTAAAAATAATCATGTTTTTCCACCTCTGATTTATTAGTAAAATCTAGTCCGAGATAGAAAAACAATGTTTTTAAGGGGTTATAATCAAATATCATTAATTTATATGATTTAATTGTTTTAAGCCTTATTATACCTAGTCCGAGATAGTGTTTTTAACCCTTTTTAGAGTGTCTGTTCAAAATAATTGTGCGCTCTCAAACTCTTCTTCTGTCTGCGGTTCACCTTCCACAAAATCAGGGCAGACTGCATCTTCTTCAAGCTCTGTGTAGGTAAATAAATCCTTTACCAGACAGAAGCCTTTAGTTTTGCAGAATACCCATTTTGTACAGTGTGAACATTTACAATCTTGCATTAAAACTCCCCGGTCTGCTTGTTCTTTGACTCACCGCCAGCGTCAAGGCCGCAATCATAGAATAACTGTCTTGAAGCATAAAGCAGCGCCATTGTTATATCAGGGTGAAAGCCGTCATCAAGTTCGCTTGTTATGTTGTCGAGTTCGTCACGCTTGTACAAAGTCTGTTCAAACTCGTTTGCAACTTCTCCGCCTTCAATGTTCAGAATACGGCCAGTACGGCACCATTCCGCAAGGGTCTCCATTGCAAGCGCTCTGTCATACTTGTAAGCACAATAAGCTGGAAGTCCGTAAGTCTGTGACAGTTCGTAAGTAATTGATTTTTCGTTTGTATCTGTGAAGATGTTACAGTTTGCAAGGTCTGCGTTTGGGTTACGTTCCAGAAGGAAACGCTTGCCGTTTTCAAATCCCTCTCTAACTGTGTCGATAATCTGCGATACAGTAGCCTTGTTGAACTTGCGCTCAAAGATAACATAACATCTTTTCTGGTCTACATTGGCGGCAAGTGTTACAACGCCGTTATAATCAGCATAACCAAAGTCTACACCTGTGTAAATGTGAGTAGGTACAAAATCGGAAGGGACACTTCCCGCATAAACTTTGTAATCCTTGAAAACCTGGGCTTCTGTGTCATAAGCAATCTCTCCAAAATATTCACGCTTGATAAACGCGCTGTCTGGTGTCACTCCCTTTTCTGCACACACTTCCTGGATCTTCTGCTCTACGTTCTTGATAAATGGGTTTTCTTTCATAGTCCAGTGGTATTTAGTCCACTCGTTGTTGTTCCACACTTTCTCAAAGTAAGTGCCTTTTCTTCTTGGTGGTGTTCCGGTCAGTATCAGTACAGAGTCCTCAAAGTCTGTGAGCATAGGTTCAATGATAGTTTCAATGAGGTATGTCATGTTACATTGAGACTGCGCTTCGTCAATGATAACAAGGCGGTATTTTCCACCCTGCAGCTTGTCAGCTTCTGAGCGGTCTTTATTGCCCTTTAATAAAATACTTGATCCGTTTGAAAACTGAATAAAGCCGTTATTCTTTGAACTCTTTGAAATATTCAGTTCAACTCTTTCAGCTTCTTTCAAGATTAAGTCAAATATCTGGTTAATTGCATTTTCAAAAGTGAGGTTGATATACAAAATAGGTGAGTTAGGAATAGCGGCAATCTTGAGAATGAAGTCACTGTTGCCCTCTGTCTTACCAGCGCGGCGGCTACACATAACCGCAATTTTCTTTGAGATATAGTCATTAAATACGTTTTTTTGTTCGTTGAATAATCTCTGTTGCAATCGGTACTGATAAAAGGCGGTATCTTTTGCAAGTGCCTTGTCTGTCTGTTCATCCAGAGCGTCAATTACACCGTCTTTAAATAATTGCTCTGCAACCATAAGGCCGGCTGCGCTTGTTGGTTTCTCAAGTGCAATCTTTGTGAACTTCTCAAGATATTGTTTGTAATAAGGGTCTTCTGTGTTGTTGTTACAGGATAATAAAATATTACGGATTGTGTTATACAATTCGCCTTTAATGAGTCTGTTTGTATTTCTTGTTTCTGTCCGCTTTGCTTCTGCTTCTGGTGTACGGCTTTTCTTAGCTGCTTTTCTTGCGGTTTCAGAATTAAATTGTGTTGCTTTGTTACTCATACTCATTTATTAGTTTTTTCCGCTGA